AGGAAATCAGGGTATAATGCTTGATCAGGACTTTGGGTATTTTCCAAATGTTACTAGAGGTAGCACCACATCAAAGAATGCATTTAAGTTGATAAAATCAATTCAAATGAATCCAAGCAATGCTGATGTTTATTATGTCACACGAGCATACGCTACTCGTCATGGTAATGGCGAATTAGCTAATGAGGGTATGGACACATCGTATATCAAGGATAATCCTTTAGAAACAAATGTTTTGGGCGAATTCCAAGGACATTTTAGAAAAGCACCTTTGGATTTGGAAGCATTGAGATACGCAATATCATGTGATAAAACTTTTAATCAGTGCGGTAGTTCGTCATTAGCTATGACTTGTATTGACCAAGTACCTGAAAGAATTCCGATTGTAATTGGCGGTAAAATAGAATTATTATATCCGTCACAGATCGGCTCAATTCTAAATATTCATTCATTGAATATTTTTGTAAGCAATTCAGATCAAGGGCTTTTCGTAAATTCAGAGAAATTATGATAGACGTTGCATATAAAATAGTTGAGAAACTACCTGACGGATCGTACAAATTCTTATTTCATGACAGAAAAATTTCTTTTCGGCTCAGTGATATGCTTGTAGCAAAAAATAAAATGGGCTATGAAGCATACAATAAAGATGGATCAAAGAAGATGTATTTAACTGGTATTCATGTCATTGAAACGCTCGAACTTTGTTTAAAGTATTTGAAGTATTTCAAAAGAAAGGATAACAAAGCTATAATCTTTTGTGATGTTATGCATGTGCGTAAAAAACCAGACGGACGTGCTGGTGTTATGCTTGCCGATACCATTATATTGCGTGAAGAAATATTTATACCATAAATGAAACTGTAAATAACATATGTAAAAGACATATGCTAGAGTAATAATGTATATATGTAAAGAAATTACTCTAATGATCAAATAAAATTTTTGCCTTGAGTTGTTTTTACTAATTTTCTGTATTTATACTAAACGGAAAATCAATCATGACAGCAGCAAATATGTTAAACAATAATGTTCAAGTACCGATCTGGGCAATCGGTGCGATAATGACAATTTTAATTGCATTATTCTCATTTACATATAGTTTTAGTAAGGAATTCAGTAAGGTAGCGACGCAAATCGAATTAAATACTGTCGATATTAGATACTTACAGCAAACTAAAACGGATAAAGAAACAATTTTAACAATTGTTAATACATTGGAACGTATAGAAACTAAGCTCGATAACCATATTGCCCAATCTGGAAACAGAAATTAATAAATCGTTAACATATATGAAAAGCGAGATATCTAAAAAATATCTCGCTTTTTTTGTAACAAAAAATTAAAACTGCCGTATAAGTAATAAATTCATCTGGATATTCCAGATACGTAAAATAATTTATTATGGGATATTTAACAACAATTACCATCTACAATGACGGCCTCGATCAAATCGAAAAAAATCCGAAAGAATTTACCGAAAAGACTTGTCGCGCATGTTTAGGCGTGTACTCCAGAAATGACGGAAGCGAAAATTCATTTGGTGTCGGTAATCATGGCAATCTTGTCACTGTTCAAGCTCCTAGGCATATGGATGATAGCACAATTTATGTTCATATGGGTAACACTGTATGTGAAATGAATGCGTACTCTATGCGCACATCAGAATTAATGCAGCATTCGACACAGTTCTTCGATAAAATGTTAAAAGAAATGGAAGAACAGGTGAAATTACTAAAAAAACGTAGAAAAGAATGGTATTATGTCCCAAAGAAATAGTCCTAAAAATTCAATGTGTCCTGTCGTAACCATAATGGCATGTAAGGTTGGTGGCGTTTATAGTCTGGAATATCCAGACGGATGCGATAACTGCGAAATGCTTAATTGGTGGCTTGCTTTTAAAACTGAAAAGGAATGTAACGACACGTGGATAAAACAAAATCTCGATAATGCCGAAGCAGTCGAAGAATATTATAAAAAATATACCGATGACAGAAAAGATTAAAGTTAAAAAGCAAAAATACTGGTACACGTTTCTTATTGAGGAATGCGTTTTATGCGGAAAGCAACGAATATATAAGCATCGTGTCTACACAATGCCAGAGCCACAGGATATTCGAACATTTACACAATTTGCTTGCGACCATCATTTCATGTAAAAATATACTAAATGACAGAAAAAGACATTATTAATGCTTATTGTTTGATCAGGACAATTGATCAAACGATTCCAGATGAAGTTTTAGACTTCATGAAAGAGGCTGCTATCGAAAAGCTTGTTAAAGCAGATCAAGATGACGCTAACTGGATTCCATATGATTTTTTAGTACTAGAGTCACGTCCAAAAACATATGGAAAATACTTTATTTGTCGCAAAGACGGTAAAGTACATTGGGAAACATGGAATGGCAATGGCTGGGCCTACAATGAAACAGTTATTAAATATTGGAAAGATATTAAAGCACCTATAAAATTAAAACATTAATATGAACAATTTTGAAATAGTGGCGTTAGGCTACAGGTTTAAGTTTTATAGTACGGAAAAAATCTTGTATTATAAAATGACAATGGACTCTGTTGAGTATTTGGTCTCTAAGAGAGACACTTATTGGTACTGTGCTAAATGGCTAACGTCAAATGAAATGAAATTTATCGAATTTGATGCTCTTGAACTAGCAGAAATTGAGATGAAAATGTCTGAATTAGAGCCAAATGACACTTTCTTAGATTATAATGAGGAAAATTCATTTTTCACATTATATGAAATCATTAAGCCAGAAAAAATAGCTGAACCAAAGCGTGAGAATATGACATATACTTCTGACGAAGTTACAACAATTCTGGAAGTATTAAGTGAATTTGACCTAGTATACACCGAAAAACAGTATAAGCCTATTACTAAAGATATGGCAGATTATGCTGATGATGAATACGATAGCAACGTAATGGATGAACTTGTGGGATATGAGGTGAAATTCAAAAAGGACGGATTTCATAAAACTGACGGCCAAATGGTTTGTTATGACTTCACGCTGAAAAGTCCAGAGGGTAAGATCACAAAATTCTCAACTGAAAAATGCTTAATGGTTGGCTGGAATTATTGCGATGAATTGAAGATTAATTGATTATTTTTGTAACCTTTTAGTTTTCCAACGTATAAGTAAGTAACAATTAAAAAATTACAAAATGTTTGAATTAAACGGAAAGCACACAGATGCTATTTTATATTTGGAAACTTATGAGGATGGATTATTCGAACAAATATATCCAATCATCAACTCATATGTATCCAAAGATTTGAAAGTCAGAATTATGCCCGATGCGCATGTCGGCAAAGGTATCTGTATTGGCTTCACTATGGAGTTGGGACGATATTTAAATCCAAATTGGTGCGGCGTTGATATTGGCTGTACGGATATGGACACTGAGTATCTAACAAAAAACGGATGGAAGAAAATATCAGAATACTCTAATGAGGAATTGGCTATTTATGATTTAAGCACTAATTCGTCAAAATTCGAATTGCCTATCAATTATATTAAAACCGAAAATGACGAATTTTATCATCTACGAACCAAATATGGTATCGATCAAATGATAACTAAAGAACATAAGTGCCTTATTGAAAGGGGCACTGCTAATAGACCATCATCAAGAGGACAAAAATATGTTATTTCTGCCGAGGAATTATATAAAAAACATTCCGCCACAAAAAATGGCTTTAGAGATAATTTTATTTCTGATATACCAAATCTTGAATTATTAGCATCAAGTCAACTTAGTGATGAACAAATAAGAGTTCAAATTATGGTAATGGCTGATGGTCATATCACAAAAAACGGTATGTGCGATTGTCAATTCAAGAAGCAACGTAAAATTACAAGATGTGTTGAGCTTCTAAACTCTTCGAATATCTCTTATGAGATAAGAGATCGGATTGCCGATGGCGTGGTTTCTATTTTATTTACACCGCCCACAACAAATAAAAGACTATCAACATTAAAAGATTGTGATAAAAAGCAATTGACTATAATTTGCGACGAAATTATGAATTGGGATGGAACTATTAAAGATAATGTCTTTACGAGTGTCTTTAAGGAAGATGTTGATTTTGCTCAATATTGTTTTGCCGTTAATGGATTCCGAACAAATATATTGTATGACGATAGAGAGGGAAAAGAATCTTGGAGACTCTTAGTATCCAATTCAGCCCCAAGAGTACAATTAGCAGGGACACCTAAATCGCCAATTGAAATAGTAAAAAGTGTTGATGGATTTAAATATTGTTTTACAACATCAACAGGCTATTGGATAATGCGTAGAAATGGCTGTATTTGCGTTACAGGTAACTGCGGCATGCTTTCAGGAAGATTTAAAGCCAATGGCGTGTTAGATTTGGCGATGATTGACGAGAAAATCAAGAAATTAGTTCCAATGGGATTTAATGTTCATGAGGGTGCTCAATCAAAAAAAATACCATATGACGAAGTACAGAAATTGGCCAACGAGTTTGCTGAAAAGTATAATGAAAAATTCGGAACGTCATATGTTGCGCCTACGTACAGTGAAAAATGGCTAAAGAATAAGCTTAAAACTATTGGCATGGACGCTGAAAAGTTATTCAAATCAATAGGAACTCTCGGAAGTGGCAACCATTTCATCGAACTTGGCTATGACGAAGAATCCAAGGATAACTGGATTACAGTTCACTGCGGTTCACGAAACTTAGGCGTTAAAGTATGCGAGTACTGGCTAAGACAAGCAAAAACTCAGTCAAATACAACATCAGCCGAATATGTTGTGGCATTTGACGATATTATTTCAAAAACAGTTGATAGAAACTCCATACCAAAACTGATTGCTGAATTAAGAGAACAGTGCAACAAAGGTATTGATCGTGACTACCTTTCAGATGAATTATCCGTAGGATATTTGTTTGATATGATTTTTGCACAGAAATATGCTGAATGGAATCGACAGGCCATACTTGATATTATACAAAAGATTTTAAAAGTAAAGGCTTTTGAGGAAGTTATTTCATCGGTGCATAACTATGTTGACTTTCATGACTTCATCATCAGAAAAGGGTCTATATCGTCATACGTGGGGCAGAAAATGATTATTCCTTTCAACCAAAAGGACGGTATGCTTATCTGCGAAGGTAAATCAAATCCTGACTGGAATAACTCTGCGCCTCACGGAGCAGGTAGACTTTATTCGAGATCAAAAGCTAAGGAATTGATCAGCCTTGAAATGGTCGAAGAATCGATGAAAGGAATTTATTCCACATCGGTATGTACTTCAACTATTGACGAATCAGTATTCGCTTACAAAGACTCAAAAATGATTGAAGCTGCTATCCAAGATACTGCTACAATTCTTCACCGAGTTAAGCCAGTTCTGAATATCAAGGACTCAACGTCTGCGCCAAGAAGAACAAAGAAAAATCAGTAAAAATAATGCCACGTAATTGTAACATTTTACGTGGCATTACGTATAATTAATAAAAATAAATCATATGGAACTCAAATTAAATCTAAGCAAACTAGAGCTATTCAATCGAATACATGACTACACAAATGGTATGGTAATTTTAACAGGCTCATTGGCTTTATTCATGCAACAGGAACTTGTTGAAAGGGAAGCATCCGATCTGGATATAATTCTTCCGTATTACATCGACTTATCGGCGTTCGGAAAGATCGAAAGACTTCATAATCCTTATAGTACGGTATGTTTCAGCATTACGCCTAAAGAAGGTGCTGAAATACATGTGATTGTTGACCCCAACTGTCCGTATGTCACAAAGGTTTATGGCGAAAGACTGCTTAAATTGTCGAATGCTCAGGACATATGGATTGAGAAATTCAGATCATTCATATTTTTCAGCACTCAAAAAAACTGTAAAGACCTGAATGAGTTGATTCTAAGGAATCTTGTCGCCAAAGCACCTGAAAGTGCTGCCATCAATTTTGAAGATTTATTGAAATCATGAAATACATTATCTACGAACTCACACAGCCGAACATTTTACAAAAAATGGTTCCAGATGGCTATTATGTTAAAGAACTTGTGCGTAATGTACTTGAAGAACTTGACGAGCCAATGATTTCGTCGCAACATGATTCATACGATTTAGCAATGCAAGAAATTGTTAAGCATAAGGATAAGCTGAAATTCAAGAGCTTAACAATATTACAAATCATATCCGTTAATTACGAAGGCGAAATAAATTAAAGCCATGAGAGTAGAGTATCAGATTATTTTAATTATCTTTGTACACTGGATTGGAGATTTTCTCTTCCAAACATTTAAAATGGCTATGAATAAGAGCAAGGACAACCACCAGCTATTTAATCATGTCCTAGTTTATTCATGTGTATGGCTATTTATCGGTCTTTTCTTTTACAGTGTGACGCAAGTATTGGTATTCTTTGTGATTACGTTTATATTTCATTTCGCATTGGACTACGGAACAAGCAGATGGACTTCAAGTCTACATAAGAAAGAAAAGTTTTATGGATTCCCAGCATTTTTCAGCGTAATTGGATTAGACCAATTTTTACACTATGCGCAATTAATTTTAACATTTATCTATATAAAAACATTATAATGGCTACATTAAGAGAAGTTAAGGAATGGCTTGAAACACTGCCAGAAGAATTTTTAGACTTCGAAGTTGTTAACGGTGAAGAAGGCAAAATAGACGATGAATATTTTTATCGTATTGATAAGCCTATTGTTTGCTTCATGGTCGATGAAGAATCAAAAGAAATTGCATTTTTAAACGTACCTGCTAATGAGGCAGAATTAAAAATAGACTAGCATGATCAGAATAAATAATAATAGTTACATCGGAAGCTCAGTAACCATTTCAAAGGGTAAGATAATTATCGACGGTATTGACGTAACACCAGATTCTAAAAAAATTGATATTGTTGTTGATGGAAATATTAGTAAATTAAACGTCGATTCTTGCGACAGTCTTAAAGTGACTGGCGATGTGGACACTTTGTCAACAATGTCAGGTGATGTTGACATATCGGGTAATGTTACAGGTAATGTGAAAACAATGTCTGGCGACGTTAAATGCGAGAATATCGGCGGTAGCACATCAACAATGTCTGGTGATATAAAATATCGAAAATGATCAAATTTCTCATACAAACAATTGATGGCGAGATAAAACATGATTTCAGTTTTACCTTATTAAAAAGTATTGAGTATCAGGCGTGGGCAGATAAAACCAGTCCATTTACATATCATTTGCTTGACATGCCCACTAAATTTGATCCTGTATATTGCGATTACATTCCTGTTGGCAGTGTTGAGTTCGTATCCAAATTTTTATTTCAAATCTTTGGGAGAACGCCTAAGCCGAGAAATGTGCCAGTTGAATTGTTTGATAAGATTTTTTCTGGTAGAACTATTATCAATGGCACAAATGAGGATATTACCGAAGCATCTTTTGTTAAGTCAAATGACAAAATAAAATACTTTGCAGAATTTTGTAGTTTTGCGCCAGCTGGTAATTATCAGATTTCAAGCATTATTAGGAATATTGATAGTGAGTGGAGAGCCTTCATTTATAAAGGAGAATTGGTCGGGTTACAAAATTATTCGGGTAACTTCACAAAATTTCCAGATGTTCGTAAAATAAATGAAATGATTCGAGTATACAAATCTGCGCCGATTTCTTATACGCTAGATGTTGCTATTTGCGATTATCAAACATATGTAATCGAAGTTCACGACTTTTTTAGTTGTGGCTTATACGGATTTGAAGACCATAAAATATTGCCATTCATGTTTTCAAGATGGTATCAAGAATATATACGAAAACAACCTTATTGATATGACAACAGAAATTCGAAATACAGACGCTAAATTTAAAATATACGGTTATCCTGAAATTACAAAGGTGTATTCCAGACACGCACATTATTGCGGCACTGTTTTATATTCAACAGACGGCGGATTTGTTTGGCAATCCGTCGGCATGGATAGTGGCAAATGGGACTATCATAACTGGCTATTCACATTCATCGCTTTAAAATAAAAACAACATGAACAATATGGAAAACTTACTACAAATCACATCTTTTAGAAACATTAAAACGCAAATAATTATACCGCTTCAAAAAGACGGTCTTTATCATACTGAGCCTGTTTGCCAGAAAAAGCACACCAAATATTATACTGCTGAGGCGTATTTAAATAGTGTTGAGGCTGAGATATTTAGCGTTCGAAGACTTACTGACGGAGTTGAATTTCATATCGGCGATAATTTCATTTGGAGCGAAGAAACCATTTTCGAGATCAACAAAATTAATTGGGAAGCTGGACAAATATCCTGTGTCCACAAATCATCTAACGGCATGGGGTATGGACAAAGCTTATTAATAGCTAAAAAGATTGATATCGTAAATATGCGTCGATTTAAACTTATAAAGTTATATCCAAATAGTCCTGAGATAGACTCAATTGGGTGCGTCGGCTTTAGAGGTCTTAAACTCGAATCATTCACAATGTTTCCCGAATACTGGAAAGAACTCACAAAGCCTTTTACGGTTATACGTTATTCAGATGGCTTTAATGATTATTATCTGAAAAAGAATGGTATGTACACCGTTAATGGCGTACACGAATACAATTATGCTGATTTGACTCGTCTCGATAAAAGTAGCCTACATATAAAAACAGTTCGCAGAGAATCTGATGGCGAGAAATTTTCGCTAGGCGACAAAGTTGCTGATAAAGATGGTGTTATGTCTACCATAAAAAGATTTATGATTTCGGCGAATTTCTCATGTATAAAAATATATCCATCAGAGCCTGTTAACTTCATTCTACTTGACGACGCAACGATCATCGACACATTATTTACAACCACTGATGCCGTTCAAGTAACTGAAAAATCATTTCATCGTTATGACTTTTATCATGTTGACGAATATTTTAACAAGGTAAGGCTTTGTTATCCTATGGATTACGATTATGATAAGTATATTAACAGGCTATTTTCTTCGGCAAAAGCTGCTAATGAATTTATTTACAATCACAAGCCTGTATACTCTGAAAAACAATATCAACAAGCATTAGCTCCCAAAGGCGGCGACGGAATGAATGATTAAAACTGACCGATATGATTAACGAAGACAAATTAAAAGAAAAAATTGAACAAGAATATCGTTTTTATTTGGATAATCTTGAATATCAGGATAGAAAGATATTTATATACATGAAGCAATTAATGCTTTCATGGGTTGACGAATGCACTTTTGAGCCTACAGGCAGAATGTCATATTGTGAAAGCCTGAAAACAGTGATTTTCCCAAAAATGGACTATGCCGCAGCATATGCTGTCGAATCTCCGAAGCCTGAGCCGCCAAAATCACAAGTAATACGTGAAGCTCATTTCGATATACCTAAGAAATTTAAAACTTTTTGGGGCAAAGTTGTAACCTTTCGCAATTCTTCACGTATAATCAATAAAAATAAGTTTTAACGATGAATTATACCAGTAAGTGCCTTGAAGGCCCGATATTTTCAAGAGTTTGGGAAATGCCTAACAGCAACACCTTTGATATCAGATGTATTAAGAAATTAATATACAAATATATCACAGATGATATGTTAAGCATCGACCCTTTTGCAAATACCAACAAGATTGCGAAGATTACAAATGATTTAGACCCAGACATGGGAACTGATTTCAATCTTGACGCAATGGACTTTTTAAAGACATTTGCCAACGAAAGTGTTGACTTTGTGCTCT